ACTGTCCTGGTAAGTCGTTTTGGAATCCTGTTCCAGGATGCGCTTGTACATAACCTTCCGGTTTAGTTTGCCTAATACCGCCGTGTGTACCTTTGCTCAAATTACCAATTAGTTTCATTTTTTCATTGCTAATCATTTCGACAGCAGTTAATACAGCGTTAAGCCCGGGATGTGCCAATATTTTTTGTGCTTGTCCTGCGCTAATATTTGCATGTACCCATTCGGCAAACTTTGCCTTAACTCCGGCAACACGTAAATTCTGATTAAAGAATTTGTATAATATATCACCAGGTTTACTTAATCCAGGTTGTCCGCCTACAAAGCTATCAATATTAGCCGCGTGTTGTTGTATATAAGCGGCTACTTTCTTTAAGCCTGCTTCGTCTGATCCAGGTGCTTCTTGAACATAGGTTGTACCTTGTACAATAACCTCTGGTGTTGATAAATTTTCAGCATTAGGATAACGACCTTCGTTACCACCTATACGATCATAGTAGCCAGTTGCCGCTACCATTAATTTAGCTTGACTAATACGTTGACCTAATTCGCTATTAGCTGGTATATGAAATTTAGTAATATTTGGTTTAAATTCATACTCGCCACTTGCCTTGTTTAGTTTAGGAGGTTGCGATGGACTGAATAATATTCCGCCTTCGATATAACCGCTTTCAGGACTAATACTTTCAAAGTATGGCCATAGTTGTCCGAGACTGTGAGCAAATGCTGTACGATGTTTATCGTGTTTAGTAGCATCGCCTGTTCCTAACACAAATTTAGTAACATCCTCTGGACTATTCATCATTGTGCTTGCGCCACCTTTAGTAGCTGGTACACCGCGTTTTAAATAATCCCAAGCATTTTTTGGAATCATATGAAACGTGCCTTGTTCGTCTCTGCCCCAATAGATTACAGGACTACCATCCCATTTGATTTCTATACCGCCTTGATCCGATGTTCCCATATGACGCAACCGTTCGACTGCGTGTAACCCGCCATTACTACCATTAGTAAACACAAGGTCTTCTATATGTTGGTACTTACGGCCTGTAGTAGGTTTAGCATTTTCATTCATAGCTTGCGGAGGAACCGCTTGCCAGCTTGAACCACTACTTGCTTTTTGAAATATTTCATCACGGCGTGTTGGATCTGGAATTGCGGCTAGTATACTTTCTACACTACCTAAATCTGATCCTTTAGCGTGATTGCCTAGTAAGTGTTTAGCAATAACATCTAAATCATCGCTGATGAAATGTGACTTCTTACCCATCTCATCTCTAGCATATAATCCTTCATCTGGTGACCATAACATACCTTGACTACTGGCCAAAGCATTTAACATCATTTGTTTGTGTACACCTTTGTATGGACTTCCTTGCGGGATTACATGGTGATGGAATTTACGAACTTTCTCGGCATTAGCAACTGTCTTAATGTCTACTTGGTAAAATTTACCTTTGTATGGCAACAATATATGTACAGTAACACCTGTCTTTTTAGTTGCTAGTCCTTGATGTTGTAGATATTTTTCTAATTCAACACGAGTAGTTTTGCCATCAGTTGTGCCTAACTGTTGCATTAAATGTGTAACATCAACCATTACATCTAAGTCACCGCTGATCTTACCAGGAGTAGGTGTAGCGGCACTACCGATTACGTGAGCACTAGTTTTAAGATTTTTAAGATAACGGTTAGTTTCGTTTACTAGATGTTGTGCGATAGCTTGGTCGAATCCTTCTGATTCCGGCCAAATATTACCGCCCTCTAATAATAATGGGCGTTGCGGTTTAGCAAACAGCTCGCGTAAAAACATTATTATTCCTTATACTTTCCGTCATTTATATGTTGAATAACATCTTCGTGAATTTTTTCACAAATTTGTTTACACATTTCTTCGTCTAAACTATCTGGAAGTTCGCGTATAGGGAATTTTTTAACGTATAGTTTGTAGCTGTTTTCTACAGCAGGTTTGAAAATGTTAATACTTGGATCACGTTTACTTTCAAGTTTATCCATACAATTGGCAATTGCTGGATATGTATGACGGCGGTAAACATCGTCGTCCTGATTCATAAAATGAATAAGATCTTCTGCTAAATCAAAGTTTATTTCGCGGCCTTCACCGTTTTTCTGTACAAAATCGTCTTCTTTGAAATGTTTGTTTTCTAATAGTTCATTTATTCGCATTTTTAAGCCCGTAACGTGATATCAGCAGATGACTCTGCGGTTAGAGTATTTATCGCTTTTGTTGGGCTTTAGTTTTTAACAATCCGCTCCACTTTTGCGATGCTTCCGCCTAAATGCATCTTTGCTAATAGTAAATTGTTATCGCCCGTAATATAGAAGTGTGTGCCGCCCCAACTACGCGGTCTTCCTAATTCTCTAATACAGCTCTTGGTTAGTTTACATTTTTTACTAGTTTCTGCCCATTCAACAAACGAAAGGTTAGGCTGTGTAGTTTTACCTAGCGTAACACGATATTCATAGTCCATTTTAGGCATAACAATAGTTCCAGTAGCTAAAGTAGCATTTGGATCGGGTTTACTAACATATTTTACCCGGTTGTTATCTAAATTAACTAGTTTGTTTACTAAGGTTTCATCATTAGTGTAGATACTAATCCATGGAGATTCGACCCTAAGGTCGAAATCTGACATGTTGTTTAATTCTGTTGCTAAACGAATAGCGTAATCTAAATCATCTTGACTTTTGATATGAGCATGATATCTCATCTTGTCCTTTTCAACAGGCAATTGATTTAATTCAGATAATGTTGACAGTAAATCTGTTCTACGAAATAAACTCGATCCGGCACATACCAGTACAATTTTGTACTGATATGTGTTACGAAATAAGCGTCTTGTAGTTTTAAATTCCATCGATCGGGCTATTTACTAAATCTTCTGTACTGTCAACTGTTAACAAAGGAACTTTAACTTCTTTTGGAACAGCGACAATTACTAATTTATCGTTTTCGGAATCAACTGTGATACTAGCAGTACCGCCGTTCTTTAACGCACCAAACAACATCATTTTAGCAAGATCACGTTTGATTTCTTTGTCAATAACACGTTGTAGCGGACGAGCACCCATCTTATTATCAAAGCCTTTGTTGAGCAACCACTCAATACCGTCTTTGTTAATCTTAATTTTAATACTCTTCTCTTTAACTTGATCCTTGAGTTCATCGATAAACTTGGTAACAATTTTAACCATAGTTTCTTTGGCTAGCTTGTTAAATGTAACAATACCATCTAAACGATTACGGAACTCTGGAGTTAAGAATTTCTTCAAATCTGTATCACTATAGTCTTTTTCCTGTGATCCAAATCCAATGTTATTCTTTTCAGCTGTTTGAGCGCCGGCATTAGTAGTAAGAATAAGGATTAAGTTACGGCAATCAGCTTGCTTCCCGTTTGACCCAGTAATAAAACCGTTATCCATAACTTGTAACAATACAGTCATAACGTCTGGATGTGCCTTTTCAATTTCATCTAACAACAATACAGCATTAGGTGACTCTTGAATGCTAGTAATTAACTGTCCTGCGTTTTCCTCAAAGCCAACATATCCAGGAGGGCTACCAATTAACTTACTAATACTATGTTTCTCTTGATACTCACTCATATCAAAACGTAGCAATTTAACACTCAAGTGTTTAGCAAGTGCTTTAGCAGTTTCAGTTTTACCTGTTCCTGTTGGACCCATGAATACAAATGATCCGATAGGTTTGTTTTCTGATTTAAGACCTGCTTGGGCAACAATAATCTTATCCACAACTTCTGTAAGTGCCAAATCTTGGCCGTATACTTGTGTTTGTAAGTTTTCTTGTAGTGTAGCAAGATTGTTAGATTCAGTTTCCATGATCTTTTCTTCAGGCATCTGAATCATTTTAGCAAGTTCAAATTGAATTTCACGTTCGCCAATTACACGGGTATCAGAGATTTTCAAATTAAAACGTGAACAAGCAACGTCAATCAAGTCAATAGCCTTGTCTGGTAGTTTCTTGTCTGTTTGATACTTAACACTCAACTTGATAGCCGAGTCGATAGCATCATCACGGATTTTAACATTGTGGAAACCTTCATAGTACTTCTTAATACCTTTAAGAATCTGCTTAGTAACTTCAATAGTTGGTTCGTCAACAGTAATGCGTTGGAAACGGCGCATTAACGCACGGTCCTTTTCAAAGTGCTTACGATATTCTTCCCAGGTAGTACTTGCCACAACTTTAATGTTGCCTTTGCTTAGAGCCGGTTTCATCATGTTAGCAAGATCGTTAGCAGAGTTGCTAGCAGATCCTGCGCCAGAGATCATATGTGCCTCATCGATGAACAGCACAGTCTTACCTTTCTTAGCCAATCCTTTTAGAACCATCTTAAAGCGTTCTTCAAAATCTCCACGATATTTACTACCAGCTAACATAGCTGAAATATCTAAACTATAAACTTTGTATTCTTTTAGGAAATCTGGGACTGCGCCCTGTACTATGTTGTATGCTAAACCTTCGGCTATAGCCGTCTTGCCTACACCAGGATCGCCTACTAAGATTACATTGTTTTTGCTACGACGGCCTAATGCCAGAGCAATGTTTTCTAATTCGTCGATACGTCCAATAACTGGATCAATCTTCTTCTTAGTAACTTCGTCATTTAAATTACTAGTAAATGCCTTGAGCGCACGATCTCCTTGAGAATCTTGTGGGCCTTCTTCTTCACCTTCTTCCACAGCATTGGATATGTAGTCGTTAAACTTGTCTTTATCAATACCTGATTTTTGTATATAATAAACAGCCCAACTACGCTTTTCACCAATCATAGCCATAAAGATATCAGTCGGTTCAATCTTTTGACGTCCATTGAATAGTACCTGTGTGAACGCACGATTAAGTACACGTTCAACAGCTTGTGTTTTTTTAGGTTTAACTACTACATCTGGTACAGTAATTTCACCACATTTATTTTGTAGATAGTCTAACAAATCCTTCTTCAACTGGGAAGAAGATTGATTAAATCCTTCTATTAATCCACTAAATGAATCTTCATTCATCATGGCAAACAATAAATGCTCTATTGTTAGGTATTCATGATGCATTTTTTTAGCAGTATCAATTGCCTTTTCAAATACTGCTTGTAAGTGGTCACTCGGTTCAACCATTATTTCTTCCTCTTCTTTTGTGATTTCTTAATTGCTAATGCTAACTTTAGCGGACTTAAACTATCTGTAAAACATACTCCGTCTAAATGATCTAACTCATGTTGGAAACATCTAGCGTCGATGCCTTCAAGTTCTATTATACGCTTTTCTCCGGTATTGTCAAGATACATGGCAGTAATTTTTTGATAACGTGGAACATCTAACCAAAGGTCTGGAAAACTTAAACAACCTTCCTCGCCTTTGACTTCGTCTTCACCGGTTAGTATTGTAGGATTAAATGCGCCAAATTCTCTTCCATCTGTTGTACGCATTACAAATAATTGTCGTGCTAGACCTATTTGATTAGCGGCAAGCCCAATGCCGTTGTTAGCCTTCATGAACTCAATCATTTCACGTTCAATTGATTCGGCATCGGTGTGATTTGTAAAATCCCACGGTACTGCTTTTTGTTTTAATATTGGATTAGGATGTTTGATTAATTGCATCATTGAGTCTTCTAAGTTCTGCTACTAGTAATGGATTGGTAACAGCTGGTGTTTTAATATTAACCACAGTTACGAACCTTCCTTTAATACCATTATTTACATTTGGAAATCCATTTCCATTACTAGCATATTCAACACCGGACTCGACACCAGCACGTATTTCTAAATCAATGCTATCACCCGAAATAGTTTTTATAGTTTTTCTAGTACCAATCATTGCTTCGATAGGTGTAATATCTATAGTAGTATATAAATCATCTCCTTGTCGATTAAACTTAGCATCAGGGTGAACTATAATTGTTACATTAAGGTTACCTCGTGGAGCATTGGGAACACTATCGTCTCCTAGTCCGCTATAACGGATAGTATCTCCGTTTTGTATACCGGCTGGTACATTGATAACAACATTTTGATTACGTCCGCTAGGCAATCTATAATTAGCTTCAAGTTGTTTACCAGTATAACTGTCGTAAAAACTAACTTGACACTGAATGTTTAAATCCTTATTGCGGCGTATCTGATGTGGATGTCCGCCTCTCATATTGCCGAATATATCCGCAAACGGATGTCCTTGACCAAACATCTGACCAAATGGGTCAAACCCGCCGCCAGTATTAAAATGGAATTGTGGTCCAGCACCGTACATACGCTGTTGATCGTACTCGGCTTTCTTTTGTGGGTCGCTTAGATTTTCATAAGCAACACTAATGTCTTTGAATTTAGCTTGATCACCACCCTTATCTGGATGATGTTTATTAGCCAAACTTCTATATGCTTTCTTTATTTCGTCCGGGCTAGCATTTTCGCTAACACCCAGTGTTTGGTAATAATCAGTCATAGTCGTAAAAAAGCTCCAAATAATAATAGTAATTATACTATCTTACTTGGAGCCTGTCAAGTTTTTGAGTTGTTTACTTTTTCTTTTTAGGAACAACTGTATCTGGTTTAGTACCTGCTATTTCAGTACCTTCAGCTTTTTTATGATGCTTGACTTCTTTTTTAGCTGGTTTGCTTGCTGTAGGAGGCGCTTTCTTTACTTCAGCGTGTGCTACTTCAAAACAAACTAAACTCCAAACTACAATGTTTAATGCGATTAAAAACTTTTTCATAATGATATCCTTATAGTGCTGGTTGGTCTACTGCTGGAACGACTTTATGACCTTTCGAGCTTAATGCTGGTGTATCGGGTGTCGCTCCAGACCCGCTATTAAAACCCGATCCAAATCCTCCCGACGTTGGAGTTGAACTAGGTGTGCTTCCAAAGCCGCCTGTAGATGGTGTTGATGAACCAAAGCCACCGGTTGGTGCTCCGAATCCGCCTGACGCAGGTGCGCCAAATGTTGAGCCGCCGCCCATTGATGAACCGAATCCGCCACTTGATGCTCCTCCAAATCCGCCAGTGCTTCCACCGAAACCTCCACCCATACCACCCATTCCGCCTGACATTCCTGCTGGAACTCCAGACATATTAGTGTTGTTTGTCATTGTTTGACTTGTAGCAGTTGGGTTAGCCGCGGTTCCTGCTAGTTTTTCTTGTGTACGTCCAAACGCACTAATACCTAATACAGCACCCATTGCAATATGGAACAACCCGGCACCTTGTAGTGTTAACGGATTCCATTGTGTA